TCCTGTTGCTGCTGCCTCTGCTGTATTCCTTGTATATCCTTTCGGTCAAGGTTCTTTTAGTGATGCGATGCCTTTGGGTATCTCAGGCACATTTAATTATATGCTTGTATTCCAAGCAGAACATAACATCCTGATGCACCCCTTCCATATGCTTGGAGTTGCTGGTGTATTCGGTGGTTCATTGTTCTCTGCGATGCATGGTTCTTTGGTAACCTCATCATTGGTTCGTGAAACCACAGAAACCGAAAGTCAGAACTACGGATATAAGTTTGGACAAGAAGAAGAGACTTATAATATTGTTGCTGCACACGGATATTTTGGAAGACTTATTTTCCAATATGCTTCGTTCAACAACTCACGTTCACTTCACTTCTTCCTTGCTGCCTGGCCAGTAGTTGGCATCTGGTTCACTGCTCTTGGTGTTTCCACGATGGCATTCAACCTTAATGGATTTAATTTTAACCAGTCTATCGTTGATAGTCAGAACCGAGTAATTCCTACTTGGGCTGATATTCTTAATCGTGCTGGTCTCGGCCTTGAGGTAATGCACGAGCGTCAAGTTGTGCTTTGCGCTCTTTAAATCGGATGAATTGCTGGAAATCCTACGGGACAATCAGCAGCCAAGTCTTAGATACATCTAAGAAAGGTTCAGAGACTACCTGAGGGATACAGTTCCCTTAATAACAGGAATAAGCGTCCGACACTAGAAATGGTGATGATATAGTCCAATCCTGGTAGTAATACCAGATAGTTAGGGAAAGTTTAAGAATGCACACAACTTCCCTCTTGACCTTGCAGCAGCAGAAGCAACACCAGTTGCCTTGACTGCACCCGCAATCGGTTGATATAATATAGAGACCCTTTACGGGTCTTTTTTTTATCATAAATACTCGTAGATGCTTCTTTGTATGCACCTCTACGATTCTTCCGAAGATTATTTGTTTCATTTACAAACAACTTCATCGGCAGACGCAAAACGAATGTGGAGACAATCAATCAAAGAAAAATGGAATTATGAGTGTGCATATTGTGGAAACACAGAAAATCTTACAATCGATCATATCATTCCACAATGTAAAGGTGGAAGTGATTTTCTTACAAATGTAGTGTGCTGTTGTAGGTTTTGTAATAACTCAAAATCTCATACCGACTGGGAGGAGTGGTATTATAATCAGGACTTCTTTACAGAAGAACGATACGATGCTATAATCAATTGGATGAAACCTAAAACAAACTCAAATCTATATACGTATGGATCTCGAAGAAATAATGCAACTTAATGAAATCTGAAAGTATTGATCTTCAAGCATTTTTTGGAGGTTTCATCATTGCACATCTATCAATTATTATACCAATTTTACTTATCTTATGACTTTCACAATTTATTCAAAAGATGGTTGTCCATATTGCAGCAAAATTCAACAAGTATTTCAACTTTCTGAACTCAAATATGTAGTTTATAATCTTGGCCAAGACTTTGATAGAACTCAATTTTATGCAGAGTTTGGAGAGGGTTCAACTTTTCCTCAAGTGATTTGTGATGAACAACATATTGGAGGATGTTCTGATACGATTCAATATTTAAGAGAACAAAAAATGATTTGATGGACCATGATGATGTAGATATAAATAAAAATGAACACCAAATCAATCGGGGTGTTGAACTTTTACTTCGAAATAGGAGGAGAGAATCATTAGCACCAAAAACTTTTCAAGTGAAGTTTGGAAAAATGATTACACTCTTTCAGAGAGAGTTTGATTTCTTTATTGAATTTCACTTTAATATAAGAAAACAATAAACTCTCTGGAGAAGGAAAATGGAACCAGCATATGTAACCGCATTTTTTTCAATGCTCACTTTGTTATTTTTTATGGTTGGTGGAGTTATAGGATGGTTGGCATATAGACATGCTCTCGAAACAAGAACTCCGTATTTACACCCAGAGTTTTTTGATGAAAATGGACAAATAATTCCCGATGAAGTAGTATCTGTAAGATTTGAAAACAATTATGACGAGTACGATGACGACGAAGAAGAAGACGACGAGTGAAAAACCAATTGAAACTCTTCCTCCCAACCCATTTATCTTTGAGATTTTAGATTTAGCATCTAAACAAAGGTCAAACGCAAAGAAAGTTGAGGTTCTAAAGACCTATGAACACGATTCATTAAAGACTATTTTGATTTGGAACTTTGATGAAACCGTAATATCCCTTCTTCCCGAAGGAGATGTTCCTTATGGTGATCTAAAGGATCAGAATGTTTATTCCGGTAATCTTTCTGATAACTTGATTCGTGAGGCAAATGGTGGTGAGGCTGCCACAATGCAGGATCTTGAGGGAAGAGGAAGAACATCATTAAGAAGGGAATATCAAAATCTTTATCATTTTGTAAAGGGTGGTAATCATAATCTCTCTACAACTCGTAGAGAGATGATGTTTATCAATATGCTTCAAGGTTTACACTCCAAAGAATCTGAAGTGCTATGTCTTGTAAAGGATAAAAAACTTCAGACAAAATATAAGATTAGTCTCGAAAATGTAAAAGAGGCATATCCTGATATTGTATGGGGAGGACGTTCTTGATGAGTCAAGGTATTGTGAACAAAAACACTATTAAGAAGGGCAAAATGGAATCAGATTCAAAACAATCCGAAATTCTACCTTCTCAGTATGGGTGTGATATATTACTCGAAAAAACAAAATTAGAAGATACAAAAGATAAAACTTTTCCTCTTGATGCATATTTGGTTTGGTATGTGTCCGAAGGTAAAGAATATCTTGATCTCTGCCGTGCGAGTAAACAAGTAAATATTTTTGATATGTATTATGATAAATATGGTCCAGGAGCACTTCAAAAGATTAAATATGGATATGGAACAGTAAGTCCCAGGTCGTGGGGATATAAAACACCAGAGAAGAAGAAAAAAAGATGACTGCGGGATTTGAAAACAATAAAGCAAAAGTAATTCTTGATGATGATGAAGTATCAAAACTCTTGAAAAAATATAAAAAAGTTAAGAAATATATGAAGTCTCCTCTTTTTGCTGTGAAAACAATGGACGGAACCGAGGCATATGTGAGTTCATTGATTAAAGAAGCACAAGAAGATCCGGTAGACTAATGGGAAAGCACTACTTACTTAATCTGTATGGATGCTCGTTTGTTCTTTTGAATGACGAGCATTATCTTGTAAGGTTACTCGAAGAAGCAGCAGTTATAAGTGGTGCAACAGTTCTTCAAACAGTTTTTAAAAAATTTGATCCGCAAGGAGCAACTGTAATATGCCTACTTTCAGAAAGTCATATTAGCATTCATACCTGGCCAGAAGAAGGAAAAGCAGCAGTAGATGTTTATACTTGTGGAGATTCCGATCCAAAATTGGGTTGTGATATGATTATCTCACAACTTCACTCAACAAACCATACACTTTCTTACATAGAACGATGACTCACGATACCGTCTTCATCTCAGATGTTCATCTCGGAACCGACAGATGTAATACTGATAAGTTTCTCAAGTTTCTAAATCAACTTGATACAAAAAAACTTGTAATGGTCGGAGATATTATAGACATATATTGTATGGAAAAACATAATACTCTATGGAAAACTCAACACACAAAGGCAGTTGAAAAAATTCTAGAATTGTCCAGAAAAGGAACAGAAGTTGTTTATATTCTTGGTAATCACGATGCAGTCGCAAGAAAATATGTAAACACCAGTTCTTCTTATTTACATCAAAATCTTATCATCTGTGATTCTTATATTCATCACAGCACAGAAAACAAAAAGTTTTTATGTATTCACGGGGATTTTTATTCTGAGTTCTCATCTGGTTCCTGGAAGCAATATTTTATGAACTGGGGATATGAAACAATCACACCTCTAAATATTTTTCTAAACAAGACTTTTGGTTTTTCTTTGATTAATTTTCTCAAATCAATTCCAAGAGGTAAAAAGTTTATTGATAAGTATGAAATGGATTTGATACATCACGTAAGAAAAATTGGAGAATATGATGGTGTGATTGCCGGACACATTCACCACGCAAATATTCGTGAGTATCAGGGAACGACTTATATGTGTGCTGGAGATTGGACAGATACTTGTTCTGCACTTGTAGAAAAAGATGGTGTCTTTGAAATTATCAAATATTAAACTTTTGTGTTGATATCCTAACAAATCATATAAATAAAAATGTGATATAGATTTTTAGGAGGATTTTATGAACAATCTAATTTCTTATAATCAGTTAAATGGATGGAAACACATAACTGAACCCAGTGAGCAAAATGATTTGATAGATGATTATTTTAGTTGTTTAATTGAGTGTGATGACGATACGCAGTCGTGTAAACGAATATGTAAAGATATTTTAGTTTAATAGAAGATGAGAGGGGTTGATGCCCCTCTTTTTTTGTGCTATAATTAAAAGGAAACACAACTAAAACCTATGAATAGAGATAAACTCAAACTCATAATTAAAAACCTTGAACTTTTAACAGAAACACTCAAAGCAGAAGTGTATTCTGATCCGGGAGCTTATGATTATAGTAAGTCTTCATCACGAATTGGTGATGTAGATGATTATGATGAAGTATTCGAGGATGATGATTAATGAGATATAAAGAAACTATTCGTCTGGTAAAAAAAGCATTGGATAACCCAAATCTCTATAGTGCAGAGGAGATTATCTATATGAAAAAGGCACTTGATAATGCGATGCTTTTACTTGCTCGTAAAAAATATAACAAAAAGAAAAAAGGATTTGGTAATTATGAAAACCCCGACAGTTAAATTAGTTTCTGTAACTCCAAACGCAGAAAGACACATTGCATATTGTGCTCGTGTCAGTAATCCAAAAAATCAATTCAATAATTCTTCTGAAGGATTGTTAAAGTATTGTATTCAAAATCAACACTGGAGTATTTTTGAACACGCATTTCTAACAGTAGAAATCAATACTTCACTTGCGATTGCGACACAAATTCTTCGTCATCGTAGTTTCACCTTTCAGCAGTT